ACTCCATCAGGAAGTGATCAGCGAAACCAACAGCGAAGATCGAAACGTTCTGGATAAATGCATCTTCTGATGCACGGACGTGGAAGTTTCTCCAGTCATCCTTCCAGTAAGAATCACCCTTGGTGTGGTAAGGAACTGTAGCAAATGCGTCAGTTAGTGATGCTTGGTTCCAAGTGTTGGAGTATTCATCATAACGGATGAATGCACGGTCGTCCTTCTGCAGCGAAACACCCGTGTACTGCGCGATAACCATCGACTTAAAGCCTGTCGCCTTAAGACCGTTTGCCCAGATGCCGCAAATACCCCAGGTAGAACGGATAGAGCAGTTAAAGACATACGGAGATGCAGACTCAACCGAGTCAACTTCCGCTAGAGTTAGCGCATTAGCACCTAGTGCTGGTGTAGTATCTACGCTAATTGTCTGTCCTGCTGCGATACCAGTGCCAATTGCACTAACAACTTCCGCAACTTCGTAAGTAAACTTACGTGGGTCATTCTGATCGATAGACTTAATGGGGAAGATACCCTCAAGTACGCTATCAATTTCCGTGTTTGAGATAGCAACAAACTGACCAGCAAAGTATCCGTGGTCAACCTTAGTTGTTACTTCAATCTCAGATGTAGATGCAGGTAGAGATGGGATCGTTGTAGCATCATTGAACTTCAGAGATTCAATAACTCTGGAGTCAGACAGAGGTCCAACAATTCTGTTCTCTTGGATTCTAAAGTCGAATTCGCCTGGATCATCAATGGTTGGTTGATAATCAGAGAATCCCTTAGCGATCTTTCTGTAGAATAGACCTAGTTCTTCTGTATCTGCGTATTCAAATACAGTTAGTTTGTGGTGAGAATAGTTTGGTGCTGTAAGTTTAGTGAAGTCATTAGGGTCGTAATAAACTTCACCAGTACCATCTACAGCATTGTAGAGAGGTGATTCTGCAGTGGTCTGACCATCTTTAATGGTGAACTGCCAGAAGTAGCAACCACCAGTTACATTGAAGATAGCAGAGCGAGGAACAGTTACCGACGAAGGGTCAGGAACATATAGAGGACGAACAACAGTACGGCGAAGATCATAACCGACAAGTGAAGAACCTCTGGGGATGATTGCACCACCCTCAGTGTTGTTAAACTTATAGAGGACGTTATCAGGGTTTGAGATGTCTAGAATGGAGTTATCAGTCCATTCATTATTTGCTTGGTCGAAACCAAATACATCAATCAGATTAGTATCTGCTACACCAGGACGGTTGTCAATGTAGTGGATACCAGGCATCAGCATGATGCTGAACTGGTCAAATCTATCATTGCCAAAACCAGGCAGATAAGAATATCTTGCGATTTCTAGGAAAGCACGCTGGATGCTCTTAAATGGTGTTACAGGTGAATTACCTCTATTAGATAACGCATCTGTCGCGTTGAAATCATCAGGAGAAACATAAAGATACTTACCAGTTTTGGAGCTGATAAGGTTATCCAGACGTGTTAATGGCATGATTATTCTGACCCTGCAGTATAAATTTATCCTCGGATTTATTTATACACGAGGTCTGTACCTGTCCCCGAGAATAAGCATTCTTACTATCTCCTTTGAACACATGTAAATGTATCCAATCTGTTCGCGATATGTTGTTTTATACATAACTCCTCCACCTGGACTCGAACCAGGAACCTATTGATTAACAGTCAACCGCTCTGCCTGATTGAGCTATAGAGGATTGAGTGGAGAATAGCGGACTCGAACCGCTGACATCCTGCTTGCAAAGCAGGCGCTCTACCAACTGAGCTAATTCCCCACAAGCCTTCGACAAGATTTGAACTTGCGACCTGAGCTTTACAAAAGCCCTGCTCTACCACTGAGCTACAAAGGCATTCGTTTAAACTTAAATGCTCCCCAATCAGATCCCCAAACCTTACGGTTGGTAGTTGCATCAAGACCACGATCTAATACTTCGTAGTATTCTTGAGACAACTGCACTTCATTGGCAACATAAGTTTTGATGTTGCGCCGCATGACCCAGCATTCGCAGGTATCATTCTTACCTTTGAATAGTCTTGGTCCCTCTTGCTTCATAATATTATCACATGATGGTCGGTATGTCAAGCGATCATCAGTGAGTTTATCTAGATTCTTACAGTTGATGAATTCTGTAGGATCTTCGATCTCATAGTTCTTCAGGCGTAGATGTTCGCCCTCATCAACTACTTCAATTACAAATTGCCTGTATGGTCGGTTGAGCAGGTAGTTGTATGCCTGCTCACCATAGAATCGATTGTCTGAAATTTTCTTGTGTGTTACCCGAATGTGTGCATAACGGGTAGGATGAGACTGTGCTTGACGCTTATTAGAAAAGGTGCCTTCAAATAATTCAAGAAACGTGTTCATCAGGTAAAACTTCAGGATTAACGAGATCTAATTCAAACAATACAGGGTGGCATTCTTCAGCAATCAAGTAGTCAGAAAATCTGAAGATATCTTCTAGACTATATTCTGGATTGATTGCTGCTTCAGACAAGATCCACTTGTCTTCTTTTTCATGTCTTTCGAGTACATCAAACGCAAAAGGCATGTTCTCAACATAATACATTAGAACGGGTTCGTTGTCAACGAAAACGTGTTTCTTGCTGATAGTGTACTTCTGTGCCATTTGTTTTGTCAGTTTTTCCTGATAATACTATTTAACAGGAAATGCGAGTGGCGGGACTTGAACCCGCAAGAACGTAACGTTCGACAGATTTTAAGTCTGGTGTGTTTACCAATTTCACCACACTCGCTAATAATAATTAAAGTTGATTGCAACTCTAATCTTCTCATCAGTGCATGTTGCACCTGTGTGGTAGTCTTCAGAATTGAACAGTGCAAGTCTGTTTGCTACACTACCAATTATATCACCTTCATCGAGTTTTGTATACCCATTGTTGGTGTTGACATAGTAGATCGCAACCTTTGTATTGTGCTGGTTGTCCTGATGGAATCCATGCTCAATATTAGTCTCTGTCCTAGGGAGCAGGATACCCTTAATCCTGAGGATAGCAATTGGATTTAATTTTTCTAGAATTGGAAAGATGAGTTTGGAATACTCACTTTTGAATCCATAGTTATAATAGAAACTATGTCCAAATTGATAGTTGTGTTGTTCTTCACAAAGAAGAAGATCTTTTGAAACTACAGAATTTGCATAGTACCATGGAAAGTTTGCACTCATCATGGTACTAGCAAGTGTATTGAACTGTTCTTCGGGAAGAAAGTTATCAATAACTTCCATCACTGAGGGCGTGTAGGAGGTTCAGACAGTTTCAGAATTGATTGCTGTTTGATAAATGCTCTGAGCTCAGGGGTCTCATCCCATTCCCAGATCTCTTCACGACCTTTGCTATCTGTGCGCTTAAACGTTTTCTTCATTAGAAATTTCCTCCAGTTTATCCATTATACCATCAAATGAACCAATATTCTCAATCTCAGAAATAAGATTGGCAATTTGTTTGCATACGATGGGTCTCTCCTGTCTAGCAGCAAATGCTAGAGCGTTGCGTAGAGATGCAGAAGCTTCCTGCAAACTCTCTTGTACTTGATTCCCTAAAGCCATTACCCCTCTGAAACTTGAACAGTGTTATTCTACTGAGTTTCTAAGGATCTGTCAAGTCAGTCTTCAGAAAACATATTTGTGATGCTTGTGAATACACTATGAAAGAACACATACAAAAAGAATGTGCTATCGTCTTTCTTCTTTCGTCTAGTTGCTGTCATAAGAACATACCGTGATCACTCATATATTTAAGGGTCTCTTTCAGTGTGCCACGGTGATCTAAACCAATTGAAACCTGAGGATACTCTGCTCCTTCTCCAAACTCTGCCTTGAATTGTTTATGGGTAAAATGAATACCGAGCATAAACTCTTTTACATCTTGACCACATGCTTCGAGAACCATAACTGCTCGTTCTGATTCTTGACCACCGTTGCCATAAACTAGTGCCTGTATCATTGTTCGTGGTTGTATCTGCGAATTGTATGTATAACTTGTGAAATTAGAAAACTAGGATTTGTTTGAGACTCCTCAACTGTGTCTAGGACTGGAGTTGCCCCAATAATCTCCTTGCATTTAAAGAGATCTGTTATAGCAGATCTAAGTTTCTCATTTTTGAACTCAGATGTTGCCCAGAAGACAGCGACATCTCGCATTCCCCTAGTAACTTCATTTACCTGATGTGCTATGCCACACTCATAGGTAATCATCATGCCAGGTTTTAATTTAATTTTTTCTACCTTGCCATCTGACCATAGACACAACTCTCCACCATCATATTCTGATGGGTCAGAGAGAAAAAGAGTATTGCTAAAGTCTCCTAGGGTATGGGTATCAAAGTGTGGTTTATAGAACCCACCAACACGAGTTCTGGAGATGGTGATATAACTCGTCTTGAGTGGAATAACAAAATCTCCAAAGTCTTTGTTCCTTGAGAGGGCATCATTGATTAATGCTACTGATCTCCTGTGAGACTCTGCACTAGGATGTAGTTCGATATTGTTCTTGCGTTCTGCATTAGCAATACGCTGTGAGTTAGTACCACTCATCCAATTCTTACTAGCACCCACCCACGATCTAATCTGAGATACTTCGTCCTCAGTAAGAAGTTGGGTTGTGATGTACCTCATTTTTTAGTATGGTCGTATTCAATTACAATTTTTCTATGTTCGGTAGTTCTATCACAGCAAGTGAAATAGTGTGCTTTACCATCCAAGAGTTCTTCAATTTTTTCTACCAAATTCTTAGCGATATTCAGTTTTGTTTCTTTGTTGCCAGTCATCAATTTGTTCTTGGGTAGGGACAATAATTCGGAAGGCAAGACCTTCCTCTTCAAACTCCTCGTTCATTTTTTCGTAGGTTTCTGGTGTAATCTTTTCAATCACGTTGTCTCCAATCGTCAGGTTTGTCTTGTTTGAACCAATCAACAATCTCATCCGCACCAGAGAACCCTGTACGGTAGTTAGAAGGGTCAGGATCGCCCAGACCCATCTTATTCATGAAATCGTCCATACTGCCTTCCTGGATGTCTTGTGCCGCCTGACGACGTGCTTTGTTCAACCAGTCCCTAGCAGTTGTATGAGCTTTGGCAAGTTTTTCTGCCCAGATCATGTCCTCTAGTTTTACATCCTCTTTGTTAGCGATCTTCTTACAGATGAATTCTAAGCGTAGTCTGTATTGAGTAGATAGCATGTCAGTCCCGCAGTTTTAGTTCTAGATCTTCAAGGCGATGATACTCAGCATGTGCTCGCTCTTGGCGATCACACACAATATCGAGAATATCTCTCATGATTATATCGTTATCAACGTAGTCGTCAAGGTACTTATCTACTGCCTCTTTGAGGTATCTGTACCTATGCCATTCCTGTGAATAGGGTTTGTAGTTCATGATAAAAGATCATTCAATTTATTTAGAGTACGAAAAAAGGGGCACCCTGAAACAGGGCACCCCAATTTGGTGTTCCGACTTTTGAAGCGACCGCACGAAAGATCGCATCATTATTTATCAGAAGGAATACTTGAGTCCGAGCTTAGCCCCATATCCACGGTCGATGGAATCATCACCAGAACCGACGAAGGAGACCTCACCATATGCACCAAGTGCCTCGGTCAGACCCAGACCGACACCTGCCTTACCAGAGGGAACGGTGTCAGCATCACCACCGTCAGGAGTCAGCACAGTAGCTCCACCCTGAACGTAGTAGGAACCAGTTTCGCTGAAAGTTCCCTCATAGCCTACGTGGAGATCTGTCGCGGCACCATTGTATTCCGAACCCGTCCAACCTGCGTTGGTTTCTACGTTAACGTAGGGTCCTGCAAGGGCAGCACCAGGAGCAGCGAAAGCAGCAGCTGCAGCGGCAGCAGCGAAAGCAGTTTTAATCATTGTTGTTTTTTCCTTTGTTAGTTTACTTGCGGAGTGGTTACCCGCAGATGGTGGATGAGGTTAGACCCCCATCGCATGAATACAATTTATCAGGTTTGACCCAGAAAAACAACCCCCCTTGTGCCAGTTTTAGATACGGATTTCCTAACAATCAGTTAAGTAGAATTAATGCACCCTTGATATTGACAGCACCAGCAGCGGTGATATTTGCGATACCGCCTGCCTTGGCGCTGAAGTTGAGTCCAGCATCCTCAGTGATAGACAGTCCTGCCTTGACATCATATGCGAGACCTGCCTTAGAACTGATAAAGTCAGCAGAATCATATGTCTGACCACCAATAGCAGTCTTAACAGAGTATGTTGAATCTCTCGCCTTAATGAGTGGTGGAAGTCCTGGACCACCAGCAACGATATGCTGTTCTACACCACCAATCCACTGCTTGTAGTCTCCCAAAATCGTCCAGTTGATATGACCAGGAGATACAATATTAGCAGATGCTCTGGGGTCAAACGATACCTTTGTGTCTTCTGAAACACCTACAGATATCTTCTGACCTAAAAGCAATTCCTGAACATTACTAGCAGTAGTCTCAATGTTAGCAGCATTCATGATGATGGCACCACCACCTTGAGTTCCTGACTGAATATTGACCTGTGTCTTACCAACCAGCATCAATTCTTCTGTCGCTTCAATCAGAATCTTCTTTGCTCTAATATAACGACTAGAACCAACACTCTGCTCAACATAATCACCATAGCATACTACGTTCAATGCTTGTCCTTCGCCATCATCACCAGCATTGAATTGAATGTCTGCTCTATTTTCATGCTTCGCTTGGTATCCCCAACTATGGACACACAACTTACCACTACCAGGACCAGACTCTTTGTCTTTTCTTCCAGTGATTAGTTTGATTTGCCCTAGACTAGTCTGAACAATAGCACTCGACCCAGCAGAAGAATCTGGTCCTTGGATACGTAGTGCTTTTGATTGATCATCGGGCAGAGTTCTCTCATAGATGTGAGAGCGGGTCATGGTGCCCTTGTACCACGTTCTAATCCTAGGTTTATCCGTTAGAGTCTGAGACTCGTCAGGACTCTTAGGTTTAGCAATAGTCTTTGGATATGTAGAAGCAGGTTTTTGTATTGACATTATGGGCAATCCACGTAGCGACCAGTTCCGACCTTAGTGGAACCAATTGTAGTAAGTTCAGTTGTATCTAGACATGCTAGTGATGGCAATAGTTTAGCACCATATCCTCCACCACCGATGACTAGAATCTCTGGGAATCTCTCGTATGTTGTTACTCTATCAAGAACTCTTGCACCAATAACAAATCCGTCTTCATTGATAATTGCTTCAGCAGCATCTGGATTACCATCAATATAAATCGTTGGTTTTTCTGTGTATCCAATGCCAGGTCTGATCAGTGTAAATGAATCAATAATACATCTCTTTCCAGCATCAGTCGCTTGGTTTAGTTTGTATCCATAACCAGGAGACTTGACACGGATCTCTGTAAGATAACCTTTGTCATCCAACAAAGCGGTTGCAGTTGCACCAACACCTTGACCAGTGATGAATACGTATGGTGGTTCTGCCCATCTATCACCAGGGTTATCAATTCTGATCTCAATAATTCCACCGTTATCGTCAGTAATTGGTGGTTCAGTTGTGGGTTCTCTGAAGTCATCGAACGAAGTATCAGGTGTATCACCAACACCTTGATCAAAGTCATCTAAATCAGAACTATCTGTCAAGATAATTACATCTGCAAATGCTCCTGTTCCATTAACAGTAAATCTAAGAACTTCAGCATCTTCTACAGCAGTATCATCTTCGATACCAACTACAATTCTTGCACTATTGTCATTGATAACAAACTCACCAGTAGTCATTCCACCAATGATATCACTGCTTGTAATATCATCACCCAATAAGGTATAGTATAGAATGGTTCCATTCTCAACATTCTGTGTCTCAATAGTATAAGTAATAAACTCACCTTCTGGACATGTTGCTCTGTCAGCGACAACATCTACAGTCTGAACGATTTCATTTCCAGTATCATCATCCAGACCATCACCATCTGTATCTGTACCAAGATCAGGATCAGTTACTTCTTGATCAAACTCAGTCTGATCTACTACTGTAGTTACTTCGTCAGTGAATGTATCTTCATATTCAAATGGATTTGTTACAGGTGCGCTATATGGATTGCGTGGTTCAAACAACTTAGCTTCTGTAATAGTACAGATACCAATGTTCTTCTCAAATGTTGTTTGTACATCACTACCAACAGTAGGAGTATTTTTTCTTAGAATGACGTAGAAGTCTTCATCTGCTTCTCTCTCAACAGATTGAATTGTTCTGATAGTAATAGTCTTAGATGTTTCTCCTGGAGCAAATCCTAGGATATCATTTACTGGGAAGTAATCTTCTTGCTCTTTTGCAGAACCTTCATACTTAAGAGTTCTATATTTGACCGATGAAGATGATTCAGTGTATCCAGTTCTAGTTACTGTAAACTGTGCAAACTCACCTTCTTCGACCATGATATCGTCGATGTGATATACAATACGCTTCCTTTGTTTTGTACCACCATTATCATCTGGATCATCCGTAGTTGTGGTGTCTGTGCCATCACCATCGCCAGGGATGTTGCCAGTATTGCCACCAAACAGAGGAACACCGCCAGTGAATCCAACAGTTGTAAAGTCTAGTGGTTTGCCCTCATATGCATCTCCACAAACATACTGGGTGTAATCAGCACCAGTTGCTGGGAATAGATTATCAATGCTTTCTAACAGACCATCTAGGAAGTCTCTCTCCTCTAATTTTTCTGCTCCGTTGGTACAGGTCTGCTTCTTCTTCGCGCAAGATCTATCTGGACCTGAGCAGGAAATTCCTAGTAGGTTCATAACAAAACTAATTGCACCACCAAGAATGTTTAGTGGGGCAGCGATTGCGCCAAGGATGTCATTTAATGGACCAAGAACGCTATCGAGAAGATCAGTCATCAATGAGTTGATCTTCGACATGATACCATTAACTAAAGCATCAACTTGACATGCAGCAGCACGATAAATCTGCTCCACATAACTCATCAGGAGATCGGTCAAGAAATCTGCTAGACGATCACCTAAGTCTGCCATCGAGCAACCAAGTTGCTTCAGAAGATTGTTAAAGAATACTGTTACTGGTGTGAGAGAATTACCTGTGTCTGTAGGAAATAGCAGTGCTTTAATGAGATCATTTACTGCTGCCTTGAGTTTCTCAATAACAAATCCTTTTACTTTAGCAACAAATTCAGTAACAACTGTCATTGCTTTATTGACATAGCCTCGTGCCATGCCAATACCATCCATCAAACCACCAGTTCCCTTGTTAACTAGGTAGGTTCCAACATTTCCGCCATTATTTTGTACAGCAGCAAGGAACTCTCCCATGATGCCAGTCATCTGGGACATCATGTCATCTTCATCACATTTTTCTGCCTTTGACTGACACCAGTCTTCTGCGGCAGCAGTTTCATTTACTAATGGATCTACAATTGATGGTGGTGTTGCGACACGATCATTTCCATCGCCATCTACAGTGCCGTCATATAATCCACCAGTAGCAGTGTTCTTATCAGTCCCCTGCTGTAATGGAGATCCATCTGTTTGAGCATTTACCTGTGGAATTGCTGTGGTAAATGGTGGTGTGTCTGGTGTTCGCTCAACAAATACTTTAGTAGCACCAGGAGTTTGACCAATAGAACCCATGATGATGGGTTTTTGTTTTTCGGTATCCATGTAGAAACCGACAACCCAACATCCAATCTCTAATTGAGGATGTGCTCCGCCACCATTACCAGGAATAAATGGAACAGTTACAGGCATCATCACAGTTGCCCATGGCAAGTCTGCAGTGCTAACCAGTTCAGGATCACCAGGATGATCCCCAACGATTCTCACCTTGAATCGATAACCGCCTTTGTTGTTTACCTCATCAGCAGCGGTTCCTTCAATTTGACCTACCCACCACTGGAAACCATCGTTACCAATGCGTTGGGTAGGCAGCAACTGTGATACTAACTGATCCATATTTTAGTCAATTATCATGAATTTTACACTCGGGTGCGCCAGGTTCTTGATCACAGTAGAGTTCTAGTGGTGTCGGATCGTGATGATCTCCTGCCTCGATCTCTTCTTTATGATGTTCTACCCACTCTTCAAGGTCATGTAGTTCGCCCTCAATATGACGACGTGCCTGTGGAGATGTATTTGGATTGTCCAAAATCTCCTTGTCCTTTGCGATATGCGCTTCGATGTTTTCCATGTGTAGTACCTCCTTTAATTATTTAGTGCCATGGTTAGACTCTGATTCTAGGTCGCCATACGAGTCTCGCATCAATCTTAAGGTTGTCGTAAACCTTCCGTTAGTGGATGATGTACTGTCATAAGAGTGAGTAACTTCCTCAATTAGATAAACACCGCTACTCTCAGGATCGTATGGTTCTCGATCTACTCTCTTTCCTGGGGTTTTATTGACCAGTTTAATATTAATCTTATCTCCTGCACAAATTTCTGAGTTGCCAGGGATAACAATAGTTCCTACCTGATGTTTTAATAGTTCATATCTCATCAAAGATTGGGTTGCAAAATGTTTGTGGAAATCGCAATATTCATTTGGTTTATCTGAACCGTCTGCCTCCTCATACGATGCGATTGCTGGTTCATTATACCACGATTCATGATCTAAGAGTGTAGATACAATTCTTGTAGGATAATCTGAAACAGACTTATCGCCAAACTTAATAAGAGATGGTGTATTCTGTGATCCAAGGTGCTTCATATCTTTGTAAGCATCCTCGACACTATAATGATACTCACTGTATTGACCAGTAGAGTGATTAAAGAATACAATGAGACTAGAATACTTACCTTTTCTCATTGCTGACATGACATCAACTTCAGCATTAAAAATTGCTTGAGAGATGGTCATTCTGTCGTCAGCACCATCACCCTGGTTTGCTGGTTTTTCGATGTATGGTCCCCATGTCTCATCTCTATCAATCATAGTATCAACAGAGAAGAAATTATATCCCCTCTTTGTCTCCCAGAATAAGAATCCTGCAGTTCCACCAATCTTTTCTTTTTCAGTCTTTGCTTGTTTGCCTTTACCAGATCCTGGTGTTTTTGTGCCATTACTAGGAACAGACTTCACTGCAATAGAAGAGATAATATCAAAAGGTCTCCTATTTGTGGGTAGCATCTTGATAGCAAACTCAGGAGACTCAGAGAAGAATTCTTTTTCTGAATTCAAGTTCTCTTTTAAGATTTTCCCAACAATAGAGTCTGGTTTCCCTTCTAATCTATTGATCAATCTAACACACTCGTTATTGAGTGCCTCTACAGATATCAGACCTAGTGTGTATGACTGTACTTGGTTTTTAGCATATCTATTTCCAACCTTCCATACTTGGAACACATACTCTTCTTCGTCTTCTCTAGAACTTGTCTGACAAACGATCTTAACAGTTTCTCCACCCTGAACAGGGAGATCTGCTAACAATCCAGCACTATCAACAACTGTTAATGTAGCAGCACGGAATGGACTAGTGATACTCTCAACATAGTTGAATGTACCAACCATCTGTCTGATCTCATATCCCTCAGTCTCACCAAGTTTTGCAATAACAACACTCTTGAGATGAAAGTCTGTTATGTTCTGAAATTGATCCATTATGCTAGTGCTCTAATTTTTAACTCTTGGAACACTTCAGTTCCAGTTGCTGACATGCCAGGAGCAGCAGATACACCGTTTGGATTTACCTGTTGCTGACCACTACCATTGCCTCCTGTATAGTAATTATTAATGACAGTAGGCGATGCAGAAGTAGAAGCAGATGCTACCTGCGCTGATGTCGCCATGAGAGGTGTTCCAGTATTTGGATTGGATGATTGCATATTGTTATACCAATTCATATCCTCTGCCGATGGAGTTAGACCAGTGGATTTTTTCTGTCTCTGGAGAGCTTCCTGATATGCTTTTTTGATTGCATCAGCACTCTTACCACCCTGACCATAATAACTAGTGCCATATCCATACCTAACATCTCCCATTAAGTTAGGGAAAGATGCAAACTCAGGTGCTAACATATCAATCACACTATCACTCATACCCTCTTGTGCTAGTTTTTCAGGAGTAACACCTCTAAATCTAGCAATTCTGCCTAGCATGATCTGGTCCTGCAATTCTGGAGTGAACATCGCATTTGGATCGATGTTTTGCTTTTGCATTTCTTCTTTTAGCATATAACTCATCATCTGATATCTACCAGTAGCATCAGAATTGTGTTCATCTTGTGCATATACTTGCTGACCATTATACATGCCTGTTCTTTGCATCTCTAAAACTTGTGCAAGAGTCATTTTTCCTTGCTCAAGTGCAGGAATTACCTTACCACCATAAAGAGTTCCATAACTCTTGTTAGTTCCTTCAGCAAATGAAATTGCATCCAACATAGCACGCTGTTCTCTTGATCCACCAACAGCTTGTCCTGATTTATTTGGACCTAACAAAGGTGTTGTTGGCAATGGTGGTAATGGTGGCGGAGCAGATGGTGAAGTATCGCCACCAGTAATACTATTAATAATTCCTTTTACTGGTCTTGCAAAAAGTTCAAAGACTTTCATGTACTCTTGTTCTTTGGCAAATAAACGGAATCCTTCTGCCTGAATCTCAGCAACTTCTTTCTTTCTTCTCTTTTGAGCATCAACAAATGCATCACCAAACATCGCAAATGTCTTTCTACCTTTAGCACCCTCTAGTGGGAAAACACCCTCAGCACCTGCTTCACCCATAAGTGCATTGGTGGGTTCTGTAATGATACCACCCTTCGCAAATGGGGTCATGCCCAAATCTCTTGCTAATAGGAAACCATCAATACCCAAACTAGCACCAGCACCAACACCAGTAGCACCCATGACACCAGAAGCAATTTCAAGACCAGCACCTAAGTAGTCTCCTTCTAATGCACGCTGAACACCAAAAACAATACCAGCAAGACCAGCAATGACTGGAATTTTCTTCAATACAGACTTACCAAGTGCTTTTGCCCCTGGTTTTGCTAGTCCAGCAGCAACTTTTGCTGCACCAGTGCCTTTTTTAGCACCCGCTTTAACAAGTTGATTAGCAGCATCAGAACCAAATTGATCAGCAACAATTCTTACTGCTTCTTTCTTAGGAACACCTTCATCTACAAGTCTAGCTAAGATTTTCGATGGAGCTGCTTTACTAGCTTGTCTGACACCACCTTCAATGAAGAATTCTCCTACATCTGCAGCAGCTTTTGTAGCAACCTTAGATCGTGCTCCTTTTGCTGCCATCTCCCCTGCTGTTGCTGCAGCTGCAAGAGACTTAGCAGATGTTTTTGCAACAACTTTACCACCTCCAAGTGCTGTTTTTACAATAGGAGCAGATTTTGCAGTTCCAAATAATAGTTTAGATGCATTTTCTGCTACTTTGGGCATCATTTTTGCTGCACTCACTGCAGCAAGGCGATTCTTAGAACCCACCGTGGCTAACTTAAGAGCTCCAAAACGAGCACCTTTAGCAATTGCCTGAGCTCCTGCCTTAGATGGACTTAGACCTCTTCTTACTAAGGTTTTGAAGAAGTCGCCCATATCTTTGCGACTACCCCCTCCAGAACCAGTGCCACTACCAGGAGAAAGTCTCTTAAATTTTGATGGTGATAAGAAGTCAGAGAAGTCTCCACCTTGTTCTAATCGCCTTTCTTCTGCCCTAGCACGTTCTCTACTTGTTCGTCGATCTGCACGAGCTTCTTGCTCGTTATGCATACTGACTTGTTTTGATGTCTGGTCTTTAGTTAATGCAGACAGACCAACAATTGCTTCTGTATTTCTATTAACAGCAGCGACAATATCAGCACCACTATCTGGTGTGATGGGAGGTGCTCCTTCTCCAGTTGGAGCAACACCCTTTGCACGAAGACTTGCTCTGTAGTCTCTTACAATTAATTTTTGTTCTTCTGCGGACTTACCACTTGCACGCAGTTTTTCAATATTAAGTTCTCCACTCTTACTGAAGAAACGACTATCTTTTAGTCCTCCAGTAGATGTAATACCTGGCGTAGTGCTAGCACTAGCACCACCAGGAAGTCTTTTTGGACCACCAGGAGTTGCAACTTTTGCTCCTGTTTTTAAATCAACGTTTATAGGGTTTTTTTCAATGCTCCCACTGCTACCCTGCAGCATTTTAGGTGCTTTTCTACCTGGGAGAAAACCACCACCAATAGCAGTATTTTCACCAATACCAAATCTACCAGCAACCTCTGTACCACCTCTACCAGATCTATAGGTAGTATCTCTAGATTTTGCAGTATTGAGTCGAATACCCTTAAGATGATCAGCAATTTTCTCTAATTGCTTCCCAATCTTTCTTTCAAGATATCCTATAATAGGACTTTCGCCCGTTACTGGTGTTGGTGTGAGAAAACCGTGTGCCATTACTGCCTTGCTGCTTTTTCTTGTTCTTGCTTGACTTGTTCTAGGTATTGCATGAGGAGACTAGTATAAACCTGTCTCTCCCAAGGCATCATATTTTCAATTTCACTCAAACTATATTTATGGTGCTGCATCAAGGCGAAGTTAGTCTTAAAATACCCTTCCATGGACATATGGAAGAGTGCTATCCGAAAAAATTCGCTAACCCCTGAATAATCATTGAATTTTCAACACCAGTATTTGGATTCTTGATCTTAATCTCATGTCTCAAGACTGGTGCAGTTTCAAAGAATTTTTCAACACTTTCAAATTGCTTATTAGTCAGTCCTTCGACAAATTGAACAAATTCCTTCTTTGAAGTCGTAGAACTGTCATATACATCTTCTGCGTCAAAAATTTGATCAATGCATTTTGCGATAATAGCAATAATGTCATCACCAGTGCTATTTTTGCCAGCAATAGAGACTTTGACGAATTCATCAAATGAGGGATATTTCATAATTACGCCCAACGTGTCAGATAGCATAATTTTGTTAGAATGCCCTTCTGGTTTAAAAACCTCAATATCCGTCAAATTCAAATTATACTTAACTTGCGTTTCGCCGTCATCTTCACATGTTAGCATCATTTCCACAACTTCGCCAACTGACACAGCACGAATTTGTAGGAAAATATATTCTAAGTCAAAAATCGCCAAATCTTCGAGTTTTACTCTAGACTGGATGCAATTTTTTAACAAAGTTCTTACTGCATCTTCAATCTGCTTATCATCTCCAGATTCAAGTGCAAGCAAAAGAACTTTTTCTTCTTTTACAACAAATGGGCGATATTTGATTTTTTTGCCATTAGAAGGGATTTCCAACTCATAGGTTGGAAGAGCAACTTGTGGTAATGCCATTATGTTTAGACCAGATCATATGTATATTTAGCGCGACTTTTTGACTCCAAATTTAGCGGGAAAAATTTTCCCTGTTTTGCGGAATCGAAAAGTCAATTTTGCTACGCTAGGTTTCTATTCGCTAGGTTTAGATCTTGCTGACCAGTAAATCTTTGTGCTGCACTCAGTAGTTCGCCCTTATTCATCCACAAATTACTATCAGTGATATCATTCTGAACTGTGTAGTGCTTAGTGTAGGAGAACTGTGCTGTTACCTGTGTCAGCTGACTTGATCCAAACTGCAGAGGTATAGCATCAATAGCATATGGATATGCTTCCTCTAAAACGTAAGTAATAGGAGATCTTTCAATAGGACTGTTGCCACCCAGGTCTGTCTTTGAGATTAAGATTGTACTAGAATAGTTGTCCTTAAATTGCAATCGAATATTTCTATTCCTAGTTCTTTGAGTAAAATTACCTTGAATATAGCGAAGGTCTTCTGAGTTTAGTTGTTCTCCACCTTCACCAAAAATAAAATCATTCCAGTTTTGTAAGAACTTAAGTGCTGACATGTTAGCATCACACATGAATCCAAGTTGGATCTCTGTGAAGACTCTTGTGTGTGCATAGTTTGTCTGCCCACTACCAACATAGAGTCCATTCTGATTGCCTTGGGCAGTATTAGTGTTAGGAAGTTGTGCTTCGCTACAGAACATTTCAAAGTAATCTTCTTCAGCTGGTAGTCCTACAGGAGGTCTGAGAAACTTCACCACGAAGTTATTACTGAACGACATTCCGCCGTTCGCTGCCATTGTTGTTAATAGGCGATCTATAGACACGCTAAATACCTACGTTGGTCCTTCTATATTTATGGCGTACTCTGGGATTTATAAACCTACCCATCCTAAGAAGTACCGTGGCAACCCATCAAACATCATCTATAGATCGTTATGGGAACGTAAGTTCATGGTGTTCTGTGATAGTAATCCCTCTATTCTAGAGTGGGGTAGTGAAGAGATTATTATACCATACAGAGCACCTGATGGTAAATTGAGAAGATACTTTCCAGACTTTTATATTAAGGTACGTGAAAAGTCAGGTAAGATCACCAAGTATATCATTGAAGTAAAACCCAAAAAGCAAACAAAACCACCGAATGACAAAAACAAAAAAACTGCTGCCTATCGTAATGCTGCACTGACTTACGCAAAGAACCAAACTAAGTGGTCTGCTGCGCGAGAGTATTGTGAAGACAGGCAGATGAACTTCTTAATACTTACCGAAGATCACTTAGGAGTCTAGAACAATGGCAACAGGATTCGCCTCAGTCCAGCGCAATGCTGTAAATAAAGATCCAGGATACAAAACACTCTTCGAGAGAGTGAATGCTGCTACAGGAGGAGAGAAGAAGTCCCTCTCATGGTATAGATCAGCAGTCAAGTCCGAAGCAAGTAGATACAAAAAGAACTTTAAAAAGTATATTTTAGATGAACGAGCAGACAGAGTAGGTGCTGCTCAAGAACAAGATGCAAATGAACTAAGAAAATATACAGTAGCAGGTCATCTGTATATGTTTGAGTATAAGGCAAAGATGAGATGGTTGCCTTACTATGACAGATTCCCTTTAGTATATGTAATTAAGTCATCTAAGTCAGAATTCTGGGGTGCTAACTTACACTACCTATCACCCAAGAAAAGAATTATTGCAACTAAAAAATTAATGCAGGGTAGAATTGACCTACCTAAGAAGTGTTTCCATAAATATCTACACCCCCATGTAGATGGATTATATTTGGATCTCGCTGCTAATGAATGGGACACTGCCATTCTCCTACCAACAGCAGATTTTGTGAAAGACCTTAATGGAATGGTGTTCCCAATCGATCAACAGGTTGTGTGGGAAGAAACAGATGATGCTTTTTACGATAAGATCAAAGGTCATAGACTCATCAAAGGTTATGGAACAAAACAGTCAAAGGAGATGTCTAAGTAATGGCTTTAGGAAATTGGAGAGTAGATCCAGTTGAAAATTACAACCTACAAGCAGATCACCAACGTAAAAAATTTACTGGTAGGAATGCGAAACCACCGTTTCCTCAAATTAAAGGAAGTGAGCGCGTTGGTGATCTGACAACTACTAATGTTGCAAACCGCAATGGTATAGTGCAGCACTGGAGATTTAATGGACAAACTTGGTCAAAGATTACTCCAACTCAATTCAAGACTGCTCAAAATGAAGCAAGAAAAACACGACAAAACTATGACACTCTAGTAGCAGGTAATGTCTCTGATGCGTTGAGATATCCAAATGATATTGTCGCAGAAGATACTGATTATGTTTTGTTTGAATTCTATGAGTACAAACCACCTTTCCAAGGTATCAATAAAGATAGTGAAAATGCTAATCAAGGTGGTCTAGCACAGTACAATCAGTCTGCTACAGATGCAGCATTCTATGAAAAAACTAGTGGTATTCCATCAGTAGTCCTCTACATGCCAGAGGATGTATCTACTGGATACAAAGCAAACTGGAGTGGTAAGTCTTTCAGTAATATCGGTAGAGATATTATGACTACTGCTGGTGCTGATCTTAAAAATGTTCCTTCAAACCTTGGAAGAACTGCTGATGATATGTTGAATCAGATCATTCCAAATGCATCGACAACTTTAATTCAGGCAACGATCAGTAAAATTACTGGGGAACAAATTGAAAGAAATGATATCCTAGGATCAACCAGAGGTGTCATTCTAAACCCAAACGTTGAACTATTATTTGGTGGTATTGATCTAAGGAACTTCCAGTTGAACTATAAACTAGTTCCAAGGAACGGAGATGAGGCAGTCATAAACAAACAGATTGTAAATTCATTCAGAAAAGCAATGCTACCAAGTTTTGCTTTAGGTAATGAATTAAACTTCTCAAGTGCTGAAGCTACCTCAAGAAACTATGTTAAAGTCCCCAACGTTTGTAAAGTCTCATTTATGCGTGGTGGATCAGTAAATACAGATGTAGCACAGTATAAAATGTGTGCTATCACTCAGGTAGATGTAAATTATACACCAGATGGAACCTATGCTACCTATGAAGGTGGTGAGATGGTTGCAGTTGGATTAACTCTGAACTTCCAAGAGACTAAACTCATATTCGCAGACGAGGTAGAGCAATACTGATGTACTTTTCACTAGTTCCTAACATCGAGTACGATGAAAAACCAATCAAGTATCCGTTCTCGGAATCTGATTTCGTTGTAGCAAAGAATTTCTTCCGCAGATTCACTGTCAATGAAGATGTATTCTCCTATGCAGTGCTGTTCAATCAATATACTATTGTTGAAGGTGAGAGACCAGACACTATTGCTGATAGAGCATATGGAGATCCATTCTATGATTGGGTTGTTCTAATCACAAACAACATGGTCAATGCACAATACGATTGGCCTATGTCAAACAAAGAACTAGAGAATGTATTGATGAGTGAGTACGATGATCCTTATGCAGAGATCCATCACTACGAGACATACAAGATCGGACAATACAATGAAGGACTACATGTAGATGAGACATTCTACAATGGTATTCACAAGTTGAATATCGATGGTAAAATTGAAATAAAAAACGGCAACGAGATTGCAAAACCCGTCACCGTAATTGAATATTATACTTTGGAGAATGAGAAGAAGAGACAAATCTATCTTCTCAAACCCAAATATTTTAGACAGTTTGTAGACGAATTTAAAAAGAGAAACTTTTATAAAAAGTCTAACAACTTTATCTCACAGAGACTAAAGAAAACTGGTTGATCTTTTTCAACAAAAAATTTGCGGAAAAAATTTTTCCAGTTTTATGGAATTCACTTTAGCGTTTCGACAGCAGCAAGTGATTTTTGACGCAGTGATTCAGGGAGAGGAACATAACCCAGTGCGTCTGCCTTCTGCTGTTGAGTAGGCGTCAGCATGTAGCGGAGCATGTCCTTGACACTCTCGTTCTTCTCATACTCAGGGTACGCAAGGATCCAGGTGAGAGAAACGATTGGGTATGCATTAGCACCAGCAGGGTTAGCGTCAGCACCACGCAGTTGATCGTCAAGGACAATCTCACCAAGACCAGCGGAAGCAGTCTCAGCAGATGCCTTCACGAAGTTGCCTGCTTTGTTCTGAATGGCAACCTGTTGGAGACCACCACGAACATAACCATAATTTACATAACCAATAGAACCTGGGAGGTTAGTGATAGCAGCAGCAACACCAGAGTTGCCTTTGCCACCAATACCAACAGGCCACTTTACAGATTTACCAGTGCCAACCTTCGCCTTCCACTCAGGAGAGAATGCAGACAGTGAGTTGGTGAATCCTTTGGTAGTACCAGAACCATCAGAACGCCAGACAGTTTTGATATTACTATCAGCACATCCAAAGTGAGACCAGTTGGTGATCTTGCCGAGGAATACATCAGCAAGTTCAGTCTGTGTCATCTTAACTTCACAACCAGGGTTGTTGTAAGTAGGGACGATCGCACCGCCCGTCATAGGGACATGAACCATCCCTTCAGCAGGTTGTTTTTCATCAGATACAGCACCATCAGAGGCACCGAAATCAACAGTCTTTGCTTTGAACTGACGGACACCAGCACCACTACCAACTGCTTGATAGTTTACTTGGTTGCCAGTGTCATCAGACAGAGACTTAAGGACACTGTTGTAGTACATGGCAGGGAATGTAGCACCCGCACCATTCAATTTGTATGGTTTGTTTGCTTGCTCAGTGGAACCACATGCTACCACCAGGGGTGCTGCCACTACGGCAGCAGCGATTGCTTTGAGTTTCATTATCCTTTACCTCAGAACTTGTACTTGGTGCCCATCTCAAACTTCCAGTCGCGAGTGTCATCGTCTTGGAAGATGTTTTCGTACTTAGCATAGGCAGAGAGACTATCAGTCACCTTAAACTTACTACCAAGTTCAAGAGCGGTGAAGGTTTCATTGTCACCACCATCAGGAGAAGTAACGCCAAGACCACCCTCAACATAGGGAGCGAAGCGTTCAAACTTCCATTCATAACCAATGCGACCCTGATGGACTTGCTTGGAGAAGTCTTCATCAGTGCCTTTAAATTCGTGTTTGGACTCAACATAGGGTCCTGCAAGGGCAGGTGTCGCCAGTGCTGAGGCAGCCAGTGCGGCAAGAGCGATTGCTTTCATTTGTTTGGAATTCCTTTGTGAAAAATAGATCAACGACTTTTGATCCAAGAGTAATTTAGCACTGCTTAATCTAGATGTAAACTAACGTTAGGTTAAGCTTTAAGTAAAGGTCAGCGAATGAACTTATCCATCCTCAATTTGATGTAGTACATTCCGATA